TATCCTGTATCTCTTGGACCATGGCGGCAGGAACGACCCGCCTCTCAAGGCCAGAGACGAGAATCTCGCGAATTCGCTCTCGTTCTTTGTCGGAAATGTCAACGACGCGGGTGAGGGATCTGATCCGAACGAAGTCCGCGGGTGTTGCGTTCACGGGAAGCTCGGGGGGCTCCACCTTGAATACATCAACCTTCCATCCGCGCTTACGGTTCTCGTTGGCAGCCGACTCCTCAATGACTGTCGTGTAGACACCTTCCATCCGATGCGCGAATCCCTGCCAAATAGCGAAGGTCTCGGGGTTGTCTGGATCGAAGAATGGAATCCTTTGGATGATTGCTTCTATCGAAGTCTCTTCCCGGATTGCTCTGCCGATCTGCTTGAGCATCTCGGGCGTGAGCAAGTCTGATAAGAGCTTCAGAAAAGCGCGTGAGAACTTCTGTTCGTGGTTGGCGGTGATCGCAAGTGCATCGCGTTGCTCCTTGTCGGGAACCTTGAGGCCTGCTTGCCAGGCGGGCTGTTTGACCCGGCGGTTAGCTTTGGTGATCAGGGGCATTGTCGTCCAGCAAATCCGCTATCGGATACACATCTAAAGTGCCGAGTGTCCTGAACCTTTCAAACAGCGACACCCTGCCGAGGATCTTCTGCATCTCTTCTCGTACCTCCAGAGACATTTTCTCTGTCAGTTTTACCTCTCTCAACTCCGCTTTCACTCTGGTCCCTAGAGTCATATTCTCATCCCCCATTCACCTCAGCAAAGTCGCCCATAATCTGCTCTTCGCTCATCCAGACAATCCTGATGCCACAGAATACGTGCCACTTGCCAAAGTCCTCTGATGCGGCGCGGATGTTCTGCACACCAACAATCGCACGAACTGGGATCTCGGTCTCACAGACCTGGCAACGCTGCTGCCTAAATGATTCATCATCTCCGATGTAGAGCAATGCCTTGCCAGTGAAGATCTTCATTTCTTTGGCTCCTCATGCAAGAACATCCAGCTTTTAATCAAACGTCTTCGGCAAACGAGGCAAACATCAGAGCTCCAAAACTTCTTTGTGACTGGATTCACGTGTTTGCCCTCCAGTTCCTGGACGTCTTCTCCGCAAAAGATGCATTTGTTAGAGGAGACTTTCGAAGTCACTAGGCTTGCCCTCTACCTTCAATATATTCTGGCGAACTATACAGTCCTCATGGGCATGATCCTCCGCATCCACATCTGTGACAGGTCGCTGCACCCAATATCGATCGCCGTTCTCGATTGCTTTGTTGCAAAAAAGACAGGTTATGCCCATCGTATCTCTCCCTTAGGCATCATCACCCTTGATGATAATCGAGCTATCAGTCGTTGACTGTACTGATATTCCAGCAGTAGTGGTTGTAATAACCTCCGCAGGTCTACGATGGCTGCATGGATATTGGCAGCAAGAACCACAGCTGGGGCATTGATTCACGCAATAACAAGCGGGCGGATGTGGTGCAGCCATTACCTTTTATTCCTCATTGCCAGGGCTAACAGCTTGAGCAAAAGCAGTAAATCCCTCAGCCACTTCAAGTGTCACGCCAAGGGCGGCAATGAGTGTCTGAATGGCCGTGTCTCTGTCGATCTCCCCAGCCTTCAATGCTTTGTTGACTTGTATGATTGTCTCCACGTTGTCTCCTGAAAGTGAATTGCGAGAAACTGCGTCTATTGTGTTTTCTGAGAGAGCGCCAGGAATTTCTTCGTCTTCTGGAGGCTGAGGCAGGTTGCCAATCTCGAGAAGCCTTCTTTCGAGAGCCGGACTGGGATTGATGACCCCTGCCGAGGAAAGCTGATTGATATAGGTAGCAACCTTATCGAGCGCGGGCCCTTCGATGTCACCATGAACTAGGATCGGATCTAACTCAGGAGGTCGCTTGTTGAGCCTCTGTCTTTTGGGAATCATGAACCTATTGACGATGTCCGCGATGCTATCCATGACAGCGCCCAAGGCAGTGCCAAACATCGCGGTCATGTTGCTCGATAGCGAAAAAGAGCCCACGTTCTCGGTCCCCATCACGAGGAATTGCGCCATAAACAGCATGAGCATCTCGCTGCGATAGCGTTTGATGATGATGTCGGTGTCGACAAGCTTGCGGCCACTAGACTGCATTAGCTTGAACTTGAATCCACTAGGGGAGCCATCAGGCTTCATCTCGCTAGGAACCAGTCCGCCCCATCGTTCATCCATCTTTATTTGCGTGACGAACTTCTCTAGAAACTGCCTGGTTGCTCTGTCTTCAGGAGACGCATCAACAAGAAGAAGCTCGGGCGGAACCTCCATGATAGGCATCCCTGCGAGGTTTCTTTCGATTCCGATCGCCTCGAATTCCTGGATGCGCTTGATGTAGAAATACGGGATAACCGCAGGCCTAAGGCTTGAGATTCCTTCGGGATTATTCTTGAACGTATTCAAGCGAAACAGCAGCATCTTTTCGATGGGGATGAAGACAGATCCAGCCTGAGGTGCATAGGTATCCATCTGGATCATCCCATCAAGGCCACCCTCATCATCAAAGACCCAGCTCCAAAGCGTCTCTTGTCCTCGGATCTCCACCTTTCGCCAGCCCCATTTTCCATCGTTAAACTTACTGCGGAGTGTGGAGTCTTCCTGATCTGGCCCCCGACGAAGCTTGTAGACAATCTCAAAGGGCGCGTATCCCGCCCAAATCATCGACAGTGTTTCATCGATGAGCGACTGGAACGTGTGACTCATGTCCTCTAGGGCCGACTCAGTGTCCTCTGCTTCCGCCTTTGCTGCATCGGACTCATCTGCGGGTTCAACGCGCCATTCCACCTGGCCAATGAGCATCTTGATTGCGTTGAGTGCGGCGGCGATGGTCGGGCTATTGCGAATCATCTCGCGATAGGTCTTGATCGCATTCTCGCCACGCAGACGGACGAGGAATTCCTCATCTATCATCCCGCCCGCCGGGCCAGATCCTGCAACCTTCAGCCCTGTCGTGCCCAAAACATCCATGGGCAGAACTTTCTTTCTGTCTGCCTGATTCAGTCCAGCGATGCTCACAGAAAACCCCCCAGCGAATTAATGCCCACCATTTCCATAAGGTATCAAGTCCTTGCGCCTATGGCACGCTTGCAGGGCTCGTATTCTGTCACATGGGTGGACCTTTGCGAAGTCCTGTGGCGAACGTGGAGTGACCAAAGCCACCAGAGCTAAAGGACTGGGCCTTGAGTACTAGGTCGTAGATCGTCCAAACAAGCGCATCCATCCTATCTGGAGATTTGGCGCCAGGCTTAGGAACCCAGCTACACATTTGATCTTCGAGCTTCGCGAACATGCCCACATGGTGAACTTTCCCCTGCTCGTACAGTGCTGCAACAGGCTCCGCTCTCGTTGTCTTGCCTTTGCTTGCATGCACCTTCCGATAGGCGACGTTCTTATCGATGGTGCGGATGACCGTCTCGACCAGGTCGCCGCCATTGTTCACTTCGGCCACAATCCTGTCGGCCTTATACTCGTGATAAGCGTTAACTGCGACGCGCGCCCATTCTGCAGGAGACATTCGGTCACTCAAATCGCCAGTGACGTACACGTGGTTCCTATGATCAATCCCGGCGACAATAATCCCCGTCTCATCCGATGTTTCGCCACTGGTCATGGCCGGATCTACCCCCACGACGATCCGCTTGAGTTCGGGAACATGCTCAACCCTGTGAGCTTCAATATCTAGCAACGTCCATAGCGCGCCAGGCGTATCGTCGAGAATCTCTGCCCGCAACTCCTGTCTTCCGAGCCTCGTCCCTTCATATTTCGAAACAACATGGCTGAAGAATACTGGCGCTAGATTCTCGCGATTATCATAGGTAGACCCTGTCGTTACAATAGTGGTCTCGCTCTTGACCAGATCCTTGACAAGCTTGGTTGGCCTTGGCGTCGTCGTTACAACGACGCGAGGCCTTACGCCAATACGCAATCCGAATTGCAACTGATCCCAAGCTTCCTCGTATCTCCACGCCGCAATCTCATCACACCAAGCAGAATCTTGCTGAGGCCCACGCAAACGGTCTGGTTCATCGGCACTATAGGTTGTTGCCGTCGCACCATTTGGCCAAGTAATGCGTCTCTTGCTAGGTTCATACTTTGGTCGATTCCACGGAGGGCTAACAGCCAAGATGCCACTCTCGCCTTCGACCATGACATCACGCGCATCGGATGCGGTCGCTGCAACCAATGCAATGCGCGATGCTTTGCCAGACTCCACTTGTGTCCGAACCCATTCGGCACCTGTCCGTGTTTTCCCCCAGCCTCGCCCTGCGAGAATCAGCCAAGTACTCCAATCGCCCGAAGGGGGCAACTGTTCGGGTCTGGCGAAGAACGCCCACTGATAACGAAGTTCGGCGGCCTGTTCTTTAGTGAGGCTCGCTAGCCACTTCGTCCTCTGTTCTTCTGGTAACGAGACGAGCGACAATATCGGAGAGTTCATTTTGGGCCTCTTGGAATTGGACCGGTCCGCCGCCTTCTCCAGTTAGCGCGACAGTGGAGGTCGGCCTGCCCCACCCTCGATCGAGAACACACTCGGCGGCACGAACTCGAGACGCGCCCAGTTCTTGACAGTTTTCCATGACCTCAACGAGCGTTGCCAGCGCCGCCTCTGTGAACTCGCGAGCAAGCATCTGGATATGACCAACATCCTTCTTGCGACCACCAGGGTTACCCGACTGGCCCTTCTTCCAGGAGGTCTTAGTGGGTCCTCTTTTCTTCCCCGGTTTCTTAGCCAGATTTTGTGTGCTGTGTGGCTCAGCCATAGTCAAGTAATCATAGCTCTTTTCGGAGACTTTTCAAAGCCTCGCAATTCCCCCACCTCACACATAGTCATCGCGACGTCTTTTTATCCTTGACGATTCATTGTCATTCGCGCATTATGGTCTGCATGGTGAAGAAAGGAACAGAGTTCGAGGTCGTTCAGGTGAGGATCCCAAAAGACATACATGCTGCTCTTACGGACCTCCTGGAGGAGAGTAGCCATTTGTACCTATCGGCCTATTGCAGGGGAGTGATCATCGAGCACGTGAAAAAACACACCAAGAAGGGAAAGTGATTAAAGCATGGCAAAAGCAAGCACCAAAGCAAAACCAAAGATGGCAGCGAAGGTTCCGAAGGCAAAGAAGTCGCAAGTCGTTGAGCTGAAGATCCCACCGCTACTTCTC